GGATTTCAACCGGTAACTATGCCCTGAACTATCTTATCTCAGGGGACTTCTACAAGGGAGTTCCCCTGGGCAAAGTAACAGTTTTTGCGGGCGAATCTGGTGCAGGTAAATCATATATCTGCTCTGGTAACATTATTAAAGCGGCACAAGAACAAGGTATTTTTGTTGTCTTAGTTGACAGCGAAAACGCACTTGACGAAAAGTGGTTGATTGATCTAGGTGTTAACACCAGTGAAGATAAACTTCTAAAACTCAACATGGCTATGATTGACGATGTGGCAAAAACCATTAGTGAATTCATGAAAGAGTACAAAGTTATGCCAGAAGACGGTCGTCCCAAGGTATTGTTTGTAATCGATTCATTGGGCATGTTGTTGACTCCAACTGACGTTAATCAGTTCGAAGCAGGTGAGATGAAGGGTGACATGGGCCGTAAGCCTAAAGCACTTACATCACTGGTTCGTAACTGTGTTAACATGTTTGGCTCGTGGAATGTAGGTATGGTTTGTACAAATCACACATACGCTTCACAAGATATGTTTGATCCAGATGACAAAATTAGTGGTGGTCAAGGTTTCATCTACGCTAGCTCTATTGTAGTTGCTATGCGTAAATTAAAACTAAAAACTGACGCAGATGGTAATAAAACTACAACTGTTAACGGTATCCGTAGTGCTTGTAAGATTATGAAAACTCGTTATTCAAAGCCATTTGAATCAGTGCAAGTCGAGATTCCCTACACAACAGGTATGAGCCCGCACAGCGGTCTAGTTGACTTGTTTGAAGCCAAAGGTATGTTAAAGAAAGAAGGCAATAGCCTTGTTTACACAACAGCCGATGGTGAAGTAATCAAACAGTTCCGCAAAGCATGGGATCGCAATGAAAAAGAAGGTTTGTCTATCATGATGGAAGAAATTTCTAAAAATGGTATGAAAACTGAAGTCACAGCAGTAACAGAAGACACCGAGGAGGCATAATGGAAGAAGACTTAATCATAGAAGTATGGGATACATTCAGAGAATATGTCTCTGATAAAAACAAAGAAGTTGCCGCAAATCAATATATTGATTTTTTAATAGGTAAAGATGTTGAGTTGTCAGTCCTTCAAGGTTTGATGGGCTACGACACTCATCTTGACAATGCAATCCAGTTAGTTGTAGATGAAAACAAAGATGAAGAAGACGACATCGACGAAGAAGATTACCACTACGGCGAAGACATGGACTGAGTATGTCATGGTACTCCAAAGTAAGCAAAGACATATCATTCCTTCCTGATTGCATAGAGTACTTTTATAAAGAACTAGATTCTGCAAGGTATGAGGTTAAAATACACGGCAACGTGGAAAAAGCCTCAGCCCATTTACCGGGTATTGTTGAACAAAGATTCAATCAACTTCAAGAAATTGAAGCTGTACTTGAATATTTGAACATCGAACTAAGACGTACTCGCAGTAAAGCGTTTAAGAAATATCTAGAGAATTATCAAAGAGCACTCAGCAGTCGAGATGTTGAAAAGTATGTCGATGGCGAGGCAGATGTTGTTGATATGGAAAAAATTATCAATGAATTTGCCATGTTGCGTAACCAATGGTTAGGTATTGTTAAGGCGTTGGATATAAAACAATGGCAATTGAGTAATATCATAAAACTTCGAACAGCCGGCCTAGAAGACGTGGTGTTATAAACAAAAGGAGACTTGCTCTCCTTTTTGTTTTGTGTTATAATAATTTTATGTATATTGAAGACCTAATTATTACCTTAGCTATTAGTCGTAATGTGTCAATGAATCCGTATGATTTGAAATTGATATACAGTTTCCACGATCAAATATCACGTGGATCCGGATTTACAGAAAAACAAGAATTATTATCTGTAAAAATCTTAAAGAGACAGGTAGCAAAACTAAATTCCATGTTTGGCAAGGATATTTTGCCATTTTTGGAAAATCCGTCATTTAGACTGGCAAGAAGATTAGTGTCTTCCTTCAAACGTATTACTATGTTTGAACATCCTAACTTTGGAAAAACAATTAAATTAGAATTTCCATTCAATGAATCTTTGTTGGCAAGAATTAGAGAAGAAAAACCCAAGCTAAACATGGCACAATGGGATCCCGAGCACAAATCATGGATTTTTTCACTGGATGAACGGTCATTGACATTTTTAGGTCGTGTTGCCATTGAAGAAAATTTCATAGTAGACGAAGAATTTGAAAATTATCAAAATCAAATCAGAGAAATTGAAGCCAGCATTGAACAATACATTCCTATGTTGTCGTATAATGGTGAAAATCTGAAATTTTTGAATATTTCTGAAAAAATAGCTCAACCCGTTAATTCAAACATTATTGAAAATTTGTTCATGGCAAGAAAATTAGGAATTTTTACCTGGGATGAAACCATTGAAGAAACCGAGGGGTGGAAAAATGCAGATCTATCGATTAAAAAATTCTTACAAACAGATCCCGGTGAAACATTTTCAATAAATTCAGAAGAACATGGTATTTTTTCCATCAAAGATATTGTAAAATATATGTCACCAGTTTTGTTTGTAATCCCAGGTGGCAGCGAAATGGAAAAATTAGAAAAATCTTTAAACTTTTTAAAAGACTGTGAAATTTCTAATGAAGAAATTAGTGTACTGTTTAGACTACCCAACGAAACTGGTGAAAAATTCAATAATTTTGTCAGAGAAGAGAAGTTAAATTCTAGCATCAGTGAAAAAACCAAGGCAGTGTTTATTAGTAGCAAGGTTCCTAAAACAATCCTTGACAAAAAAATAAAATTTAATTGTGTAGTGAATTTTAATTTTTACAACATACATTATTCCATCAAAAATTTGCTAAATTGGCACCATAACGTAATCCATATATTAGATAACAACAAACAAAGGACTGTAGATTTTGGCATCGTGTAAAATTATTATCAAGGACGAAGTAAACATCAAGATTGAAAATTTAGATCTTGATGCACGTAAGGCTTTGGTCAAAAAATTCAAGTACGAAGACCCTACTGCCCGGTTTAGACCAGCTTACAAGCTAGGAAGATGGGATGGTAGCATTAGCTTTTTCGGTCTCGGTGGAACTACCTACATGAGCATGCTACCACAGGTCCTTGAGTACCTCGAAGCAAAGAACTATTACATTGAACTGGAAGATCATCGCCGACCGACAGAATTAAGTTTCCCTGAAATTTCTGAGGAATTTTGGGGTGATCAAACGTGGCCTATAGGTCATCGATTCGCTGGGGAAAAGATTAGACTACGCGATGACCAAGTTGAAGTTATCAATAAGTTTTTAGAAAACCCTCAGTGCATACAAGAAATTGCCACTGGTTTTGGTAAGACTATTACCACCGCAACTTTGGCAAAAATCTGTGAAAAATATGGTCGGACAATAACCATTGTTCCTAACAAGTCGTTGGTAGAACAAACAGAAGAAGACTTTCTTAACTGCGGATTAGACGTCGGTGTTTACTATGGCGACAGAAAAAACCTAGACAAAACACATACAATATGCACTTGGCAAAGTTTGAATATTTTAGACAAAGGTTCCAAGGAATTTGACGGTGAAGAACAACTATTACGTCTAGCTGAATTGTTGGATGGAGTTAGCTGTGTTATGGTTGATGAAGTACATATGGCCAAGGCAGAAGTGTTAAAGAACTTGTTAACACGTAACCTGTCCAACGCACCTATACGTTGGGGATTAACCGGTACAGTGCCAAAAGCAGACCACGAATTTCAAGCTCTACGTGCCAGTCTTGGAGAAGTTGTGCATCGTGTTAAAGCACACGAACTTCAAGAAAAAGGTGTGCTCAGTGATTGTCATGTAACAGTAATTCAAACAGCAGAGTGGAAAGAGTTTGAAAGCTATGCAGGCGAATTAAAATACCTTGTCACCGACGAAACCCGTATGAATTGGATCAGCAATCTTATCAACGGCATTGCAGAAACTGGTAACACTCTAGTATTAGTTGACAGAATTGAGTCGGGTCAATTAATTATTAACAACATTCCAGACAGCGTTTTTGTCTCGGGCTCAATGAAAACTAAAGATAGAAAAGATGAGTATGACGAAATTAAAACTGCTACTAACAAGATTATTGTGG